CTCCATCAATGTTGTAGAAGTTGGTCACATCCTTGGTAAGTTCAAACCGATCCGAGAAATCCTTTGCCAGCGTGATCATGTTTCCTTTTACACCGCAGCTTCCTCTCTGACAGTTAAAGCTGCCGTTCTCCAGATTGATGGAAAAGGTCTTCTTGTCATGGTTCCGGCCCCCGTGACAGTACGGACAAACCGCAAATTCCAGTTCGTCCCCCTTCTGCCTTGTTTTGATACCGCAAGCCTGTGCAAACCTGAACACATCTTCCCGGTTAAACTGGTAAATGTTGTTAGTCATCAAAATCTACCTTCGTTATGTCAAAATCATCATCAATATCTGAAGTGGGAGCCGAACCTTGTGAAGGCTCTCCACTACTTCTGATATAAATATCATCTTGTTTGCCCTTTTGTTTGCCCTTTTTGTCAATTTTGGGTTTGCCCTTTTGGGAAAAATCAGATTGATAAAGTGCCCATTTTACAACGGTTATAACGGTCCCGGAAGGTTCGCCCTTTAGGTCTATTTTTTGTTCGCCCTTTAGTTTGCCCAGGTATGCCCTAACTTGCTTTTCGGATTTCCAATTCCACCTTGTTTTAAGCCATTTCATGCTTGTTTTTAGTTTGCCCTTTTCGTCCACCAAAATCAGCAAATCCTGCCAAGCGTGCCACTTATCAAATGGTTGTTTAAAATATAGTGGGTCTCTGTCCGATTTCCGCCAGAGCTTTATCCAATGCCGTTCTTTCTTCTCAACCATATTCCCCCCTTGTCAGCCGCTCCTTCAATTCACGGAACAGGATTTCTTTTATCACCCCGCCGGATTCATCGGCCCGGCAGAATATCAGCTTCAAATCATACCGGGCCATGTAGGCGGTCAGGGTGTGGAAAAAGGAAGCCTCGTTCAGCTTGGTATTGTATTGATGATTCAATACGTTTGACAGAGCGGCATCCTCGATTAGGAGATAGACGGAAGCACCATTGTCATGGGCCAGCTTCAACTCTGCCTCAAAGCGGTTGCGCACATTCATTTCCTTGTGCTTCTCTTGCCGTTTTTCGGTAAGGTTCCCGGACAATTCTTCGAGGCTGGCTTTCCGTTCAATCACAACAGGCGGCTTGACGGCCTCGGTATCATCAAAGAGCGGCTTGCCGTCTGGCTTGGCAAAGTTGAAAGTATAGTCACCATATTCCAACTTTCGGCGGGAGTACGGGCACCCAAACCGCTTATAACGCTTGAGTGCCCTTGCAGACGGCTGCTCCCTGGTATCAACAATCACCGTCATGGATTCAAGGCAAGTTATTATCTCTGCCCCGGTCATGACTTAGAACGGAATATCTTCTTCCTGGGTGTCCGGGATGCTCATAAACCCTTCCGCCATGGGTGCGGATGCTGCTGCCGGTGCAGGGTTTCCTGTCGCTCCGTTGCGGTGCTTTTCCGCCGGGGTCTTGGCCTTGCCGGATCTGACTTCGTCTGCATCACAGAACCAAGCGAAGGAGGTATAGCTGACCTCACGGCCCTCGATGACATTATGCTCTTTGCGGAATGCTGCCCCGATCTTCTTGCCCTTAAGGCTCTGCTCGTTCCAATCCCAATGGTATCCGGGGTTAGCGTTGGCAAGGTAAGCCGCAAAGGCATTGAAGTTTCGCACGGATCTCTTATCAGCATCTGAATTGGATCCGTCTGGCAGCCAGATGGTGGCCTTGCCCTTCCAACGCTTGTCTTCATCGGTGGAAGCGTCAAACTGCTGCTGGAAGAAACCCTTCAGATCTCCCTCTTCGATATCGACACGCATTTCAATCTTGTCGGACACGGCAGCTCCCTCGACATACTTAACGCCAAGGATCTTGATGACATAGCAGCCAGCCGGAAGCTGGGAGGTGGTTACATTGGCCTTTTCTTCGAAGCCGTCAAATTTTTTAATCATATTTGTAATTCCTTTCCATTGAATGAATATTCGGATTTTTCCAAATGATCCGCTTGTCCTGTGTTTCACCGGTGCGGTGGCGGAAGTGCATAGTTATATCCACCTCCGCTTCGTCCGCCTGTGTAAGCCAATAGGTGTCCAGGATCTCCATGACCCGCTGGTATTCCTTTGAGTTTTTCCAATGCTTATACATCAGTAATCCTCCAGGGCCTTAAGGACGATGGTAATATCATTCGGGCATTCCTCCTGTTCAAAGGCACCCATCGGAACCTTACAGGTCGAGCCGTCCGCCGACAGGATGAATTTATACTTTCCGTCCTGTCTGACCGCCCAGATAACCGTGGTCATCTTGGATTCCAATACAAGCTTTTCCAGTTTGCGCCCATTGGTCTTGATCCGGGTGCGGATGATTCCGTTGTCATCGGATACGGTTTCGGAGTGGGCCAGAATGATGACGGTCACATCCTCCCGCATGGTCAGTGCCTGGTTGATTAATGCCCATCCGTTCTGGGCAAGGTCGCTCCATGCACTCCGCTTGTCTCCGCTCTGCATGGCGAGGATTCGCATTTCCTCGGCGACCATCATGCCGTTCAAAGTGTCGATGACCACGTATTTGATGTGGCGGAAATCTTCGTTCTTGTCGATTTTGGTCAACAAGGCGGAACATTGCTGAAAACTGTCCGTCCGCCAGTAATTTTTGTTTTCAACATTAAACTGTGTCTTCCAGCCCTTCCAGTTGAGGCCCTTTTTATCACAATCGATATAGAAGGTTTCTCCGGGCGGAAGGTTTCTCATTGCGGTAGTCTTGCCGGAGCCGGACTCACCCATTACGCCAATAACTTTTGCCATAGTCTTGTCCTCCTTATCTGATTCTGAGGCTTTCGCTCTGTTCCAGATGGGCGATGCCCTTCCAGATCGGAGCCTCTTCCGGGTTCTTGAGTGCGTCCTTGATGGCGGCGGTATCAATCTTCGGTTCCTGCTGGATAAGGTAGGCCGCCGGGATACCGGCAGAGTTGTCGATAACGACCCGGGCCGGGTTCTTCTGGATCCCGATGCTGAAAAGCTCGGTCTTGATCTTGTTCGTCCCGGTCAGCTCCATGGCGAACTGGAGGCGGCTCTTGAGATAGCTGATGCGGTTTTCCAAGGACTTCCGCCGGTTGTACAACCTCTCCTCCTCGGCCTTGATGGCCTTGGCATCCGCATCCATCTGCCGGATAACACGGGCATAGCCGTCCGCTTTGGCCTCGATCTCGCCGCCAATGGCTTCCAGGGTGTCGGTAATGATCTGGTCGTCCGCTTCCGGGTCTTCCAGCATCTCTAAAAGGTTTTCGTATTCACTTGTAAGTTCGAAAAGTGTCATGGTATAATTCTCCTTGTTGAAAATTAGTAGGTGACTTTTGTCTCCAGAATTAGTCGGTGCTGCCAACACCGGCTTTTTTCTTTTCTTCTTCCGCTCTTTTCTCTTCCGCAGCATCAGCAATGTGGATAACATCCTGAAAGCCCATCAGAACACAGACCATGCGCTCGCCGTTGCTAAAATAGGTCGAATTGTTTGCCACGTTCATCAGCCAGTTCCGAAGTGTATTTACCCTGCCCATCAGCTCACCGAAAGCCTCTTCTTTCGTCTCCGGCATCATTTCGCTACTGTTTGTCTTCATGATTTCGATCATAGTTCCTCCTTTTCATTTCCTTTCGCCGACCGAATTTCCCGGTCAGACCAACTTCTTTTTGTACCTTCTCCAATTCGGCGATGGCCTCGGAGGCCGTGCCGTTGAATACCTTGAGCATCTTCTCCTCGATTCGGTTCGCCGCGCTGGATCCGAGCGGGACACAACAGATCCGGCCCTGGTCTTCCGAGTAGTAGTAAATCCAATCGAGCTTCCGTGCGACATCGTATGTACGTTTACCCATTTGCCAGCTCCTTCAGCCTCATGGCCTGATAAAACGGCATCCGATGCAGATTGCCGTGTGTCAGCCGGGAAGCAGAGCAGCCAAGCAGCTTGGCAAGTTCCTTGTCATTGAGACAATGGGCCTTTTTGGCTTCAAACCGCCATCGTTCCATCTGGCGGCTGGCTTCAGATATCTTCATCCTGCTGCCTCCTTTCACCAGTATTTGTCCGCAATGTCGATGATGCGCTTGAGGGCCAGTTCCAAAACTACCGCCTCGGAGAGGCCGTCCCCGATCAGGCCGAGGATTTCACGGATACCCTCCGCAAGGGCTGCGATTTCGGCGGCATCCCAGTGCATCTGTTCAAGCTCCTGTTCGTTCATAGCCGCCACCCTGCCATGGCAAGCCCGATGAACAGAATAGCCATGCCCTTCCACAGCCCGGAAAAGACGAATGCCATGTTTGCTCCCAGATCGGAAGCTCCACCGGCCCCGATGAATACCACGAAGCCGAGCATGATGCACATATACCCGAATCCGTTGATGATGCTATTAAGCGTCTTCTTCATACTGTTTGTCCTCCTCCAACTTGTCAGACATCATTAATCCGGCATGGGAATCCAGAATCGGCTCACTCTCAGCCCATTCGTGCGGGCGGGCTTTCCGGGGCTTTGCCGGGGTCGTGTTCTTGACGATGGTCGGCGCACTCACGCCAATTTCTTCGGCTATCTTTTCAATAGTCCACCCGGCATCCCTCAGAGCCTGGGCCTTGCCGACATCCCATTTTTTCTGGCGTTTCTCACGCTCTGGCACTTCCATCGTCACAAACTTGGCGACCAACTCAGCGGCTTTGGCGGCGCACTTGTCGCACAGTTCATAGCCGCACACCTCGGTGATGGATTCGACGGCTTCCTTCTTGCATCGGTCGCAGATATAAATGATTTTTTTCATGGTTCTCCTTGTCTTTTATTCCTGTCTGTATCGCAAATTTTGGGGGCTGACCCCTTTAGGCATATAAATACCCGTCTGAATCATTTCATTTTCGTAGATTGCGTTGTCTGTGGGGTTTCCCAGAGAAATATGGCGTTCTGAGCGAAACTGCGAGTGTCATTTCTGTTCATCTGCAATCTTGCGTGTCATCTTGGTCCGCCGGAACGAAATCCGGGACTTGTCTGCGATCACATACCGCTTATCCATGATTTCCTTCTTCGGGCTATATCCGACATCGACACACCTGTAGAGTTCCGGGGCCAACTTGCAAAGTCGGTCGAGCTTGGTCATCGTGGTTCTGTCGTTTGTCCAGATGAACGCTTCGTTTTCTGTCCGGCTGAAGCTGATCGTTGTCTCCTGTTCAGCCAGGGGAATGCTCATAAGTCCCATCTATTCGCCTCCTTGTAAACTTTAAGTTGATTTATAGGGCAAAAAAATATTGCCTATCGGAATCTGGTAGATATCCAATAGCTTGTGCAGTAATGCGGCATTGGGTGCCGTCCGCCCCTTTTCCCAGCTTATAATGGTGGTCTTATCGACCCCGATGGCATCCGCCGCCGCCTGCTGTGTCATTTTGGCGTTCACGCGGGCCGCAGCCAAACTGATCTGAAGTTCTGCCATGTTCTTGTATCACCTCCGTTTCTCTTAACTTCTCATATAGTTTACATCAACTTAATGATAATGTCAACCACAAGTTGCATATTTTCGAAATCAGATTGAATTTTTAACACTTTTAGTATATCATTAATTCACAGGAGGTAAGAGCCATGTCTCCCGAAGCCCCTCCTTACTGCTCATCGTATTTGATTGCCTTTTCCAAGATGTTCGCCAGCCACTCCGGTGGCTTCCTCCGTCCTGCATCCCAATCCTCCAGTGTCCTGACCGGGATGCCGTACTTTCGGGAAAACTCGGCTCGTTTCATGCCGGTCTGCTCTCTCAGTTCCTTGATGGTCATTTCACGCCTCCTCAAATCTGACTTCATGATTTCTTCCGTCAACCTCTCTCATGAGAAGTTCGATCTCGTTGGTGGTCAGCTTCCGCTCTCCAACCTTCTCAGCCTTGCCGTCCATGTCGACCTCGTAGCTGTCGGTGTAGACGATGCTGCCATTATAGCCGGTTACCTGCTCAAATCCTGCGAGGGTTTCAATCTGGGTTCCGATGGTGATGATGTTCTTCATGGTTGTTCTCCTTTCATGCTCTGGGCTTATGCCCTCTCCTGTTGTCTTTATAATACCACACATCGCGTGGAAATGCAATAGTTTTTTACATTTTGCGTGGAAATTTTCCAATAAAAAAAAAGCCCCGGCACGAAGCCAGGGCATAATAAAAGCGGCGGGTGGTTGGTTCTTTGGATCTATAAAAAGGAGGTAAACATGATAGGGAGGTGCCGCTTTTATCCGTGTTTACTCGGTCATCGACCAGATGACCAGGGCGCCGTTGGTGTCCGTCACGCACTGGGCGCAGGCGAGATCCCCGTCGGGCTGGAAGAAGTACCACTTGCCGTCGATCTGGCGGGCGCCAGATGCTGCCGCGCCCTTTGAGTCGAACCAGTACCAGTGATAATAGGGTCCGGCGGTCTCCTTGATCTTGGCCCAGCCGTGTACGTTCTCGCCGTGCCCGTTCTGGTAGTACCAGTGCCCGTCCGCCTGGATCCAGCGGAAGCTGTCGGCGTCCTTGTAGTCCGGTCGGCAGCACCATTCCCAGGATCCCCCGGTATGCTGGGCCACCGCTCCGCCGTTCCAGGCCGTCGCGTCCGTCTTGGAGGTATTGCCTTCGATCGTGATGATCTTCCCCTCGGCGGACCGTCCCACGACGAGGCCGACATGCCCGCCGCCCTTCCTGGACCGGAAGACGATGTCCCCGGCCCGGGCCATGTTCAGCGGGACCTGCCGTCCGGCCCTGATCATGGCATCCTTCGTGTCCATGGTCGAAGCTGAGGCGAGCATTCCGCAGAGCAGCCGGTCAGCCTCATCCGCTCCCGCCACCTTGTACAGGATCCAGCAGATAAACGTCATGCACCAGGGCTGCCCGTTCGGGTGCCCCAGCTTCGCGCTCTTTAGTTCGTAGCTGTACTTGGTGTAGTTGTCCGCACCGGCAAATTTGGTCTTGTGGTACAGGCAGTTAGCTCCGTACAGGTCATAGTTGGCGCGGCTCTTCTCCAGATAGCCTATCTCCTCCCGGGCCAGCCGGACCAGGTCGTTAACCGTGCTGCTCATGGCTGCGCCTCTTGTAGATCTCGTTAGAGATGGTGACCAGGGCGCCGCAGAGGACGTCCAGGGCCACGAAAGTGGCCTGGATCTGCTGCGCGTGGCCCAGCCCCCAGATGTCAAAAAACGTACTCAGGAACGTGCCGATCGGGAGCACCAGCAGCGCCACGATCTTCAACATGTCATAGGTCCTGTTACTCATTATCATCGCTTTTTTCCTCCTGTTCGTGCATCTTCAGGATTTTGTTATACAGTTCAGTTGCCACATCATTGCCGCCAAGGCCGTGATAACTCGCATATACTTTCTTTATGCTTTCCTTCGCATAAATCGGACAGAAGCCCTTCTCGGAGTATTTGTTGTAGTTCCCCACAATCGACTCCCGCAGAAGACTCTGAACACCGGCGGCTATGGCTTCGTTTTTGGCCTGCTCAGACTGGAGCCGTGCCGAAATGTTCCGATACAGAAAAGCGAGGACGGAAACCGCCCCCGCAAAAAGCCACTCTACCCAATGTGCAGACACAAAAGCCACCAGCTCGCTCATTTACTCTAACTCCTCACCAAAAAGCTCCTTATAGGCGGACTTCACATCAGCCCGGTCAGCCTCCGGCACATCCTCCAGAGTGCGCTGACCTTTGCGGATAAGCCTTGCCCAAATCTTTGCCCGTGCGTGTGTCATGCTTCCACCTCCTCGGCGATTGCTTCCTGTACCTCGGTCATTTCTGTTTCAAGGGCCTCGACACGGACTTCCATATCGGATTTCTCCCTGAGACCGAAGGTCACGGAAATCCTGCCGTCTTCCAGAATCAGGCGGACAGGCATGGCGGTGATAATCAGGTCGTCATAGGTGCCTGTGACCATGCCATAATGCAGAAATTCGACATGGGAGCAATTATAACTGGTTAACTGGTTGCAGACTTCCAAAGCCGCCGCTTCCGTCTCAGCGATATGCTCGATATGGCTGAGAGACGCGCCGCCTTCAATCCCAAAGGTAAATCCATTGATAAGTTTTAATTCGTCCATTTTTTATACCTCTTCGCGAAACGATATAGTTAATTTCGAAGGCTAATCGCGATAGGGTTGTCGTAATATTCAAACCCAGTAATCTCGACCTTATTTTCTCCGACCGAAGTTGCCGTCAAGTTGGAACCGACCACCACGGTGAATTGGAAATTGGTCAGACTATTGGTAAATTCGAGAATAGCAAGCCTACCATTTCCAAATATCAGCCAAGGCCGTCTCGCACCGCCGATGTCGAGAAAGGCGAACGTCGATTTGGTGCTTGATCCTGTGTATGCTCCTTTTACAAATTGCGGTGCGGTTGCTATTCTATCGTTTAACACCTTACCCACCTTGGCATCAAGTGCATATCCATCATGCGTGACCGTCAGACTATCGGTCACATGGCTCTTATCGAGCTTGCCTGTGATAGCCGTCAGCGCGTCGCTGAACCACTTAACAATCTTACCGAACGCAGTCGCTCCAGTATCACCTACCGCCGGGACGGGATAGTCTGCCGTCTGGGTTGTGATGGTGTCCAATGTCAGACCGCCCATTGTGGTGGTTTTTTCGCCCGGCTTGCCTTGCGGAATGACGAAGTTTAAGACCGCGTCACTCTCCGTGCCTACATTGGTCACTTGTGCCGCATTGCCATAGGCCGTGGTTGACACAGTTCCCACATTAATGGTCGCCGCTTCGCCCTGTGCGCCCTGCGGCCCGGTTGCGCCCGTCTCGCCCTGTGGGCCTTTTACGTTGCCAATTAAAGTCTGTACAACTGCCATTAGTTTCCGTCCTCCGTGATAAAGTAAAGATTGCCGGTCTCGCTGTCATAGTCGAAGTAATCCGACATATCCGTTTCAGATGCCGCATAAAGGTTGCCGGTGTCCGGGTCCACCCACATGGTAAAGAAGCCGCTCAAGGGTGTGGTCACGCCAGATGCTCCTGTTGCGCCTCTGGGTATCCCAAAGGTGAACCGCTTGTTCGCGATGTCATAACTGGCTGTTGCCGGTGCGCCTTCTGCCAGAGTGTTCGCCGTTGCGCTCAGATTGCTGAGAGATGCCGCCGCCGCATTGGCAGCAGTTGCCGCCTGAGTTGCGTCCGTGGTCGCGTCCGTCAGTTGGTTATAAATGCCCTCGACATTCGTGTTGATGGTCTCCGATCTGGTTGCCGCATCGGTTGCGGTTGCCGCCATCTGGACAGCCGTTGCCGCCGAATCCTCTGCTGTCTGGATGTAATCAGCCAGGTTGGCGGCGATATCAACCGCCTGTTCAATCAGCGGGATATCAGTATCCGACAGAACGCTGTCATCATTCAGCGCACCCCTCTCGACCCTCAAGATAAAATTGAGAGAACCAATAATCTGGGACTCCGTCCGAAGCCGGAGTTCGCAAAGGACATCGCCTGCGACCGCCGTCATCTGCTGGGTAACATTGACATACGCCACGTTCCCGCTGGCAGAGGCAGCAGCATAGGAGAAGCCCGTCTTGTCCGGCTTGGTGCCACTTATCAGGACCGCGACCCCGGACGCGACTGCATACGGAGTCGCACCATTGTACAGTTCAAACACCAACGCATTAGTCTGGTTATCGTACTGGCTTGCATAGACGATCGGGTGGATACCGCCCGGAATTAAATTAAGTTTGATAATCTGTGTAGTCATTTACGCCCCCCCCTTAATACGGCGATTCATCCCAATCGACAAGCCGGCCTTCCTCGAACTCGAGCGTGACAGATCGAGTCGGATTGATCACGACCTTGTCAGATACGCCGCTGCCTCCGCCGCCCGCAATGTCGTCGATCTGCTCCTGCATTGCGTCAAGGCGCTCCTGGATCTCCTCGATGATACTCCTCCCGCTGTTTGTCTCGATTTCGGTCACCACGCCACGCCGGACGGTGATCCTCGTGCCCTCGGCATTCGTATACGTCCCGTTGAACAGGTCCAGCCCGTTGAGCGTGCGATAGTTGATGTTATCCGTGCTCAGTTCCGACCCGGTTAAATGTGACCCTGTGCCGTCAGCGTCCGTCACGGAGATCTGCCCGGCATTGAGCTCCGCGGCCGCGTTAGACCCTGACTCATTGATCATGACGCCGTCGCCGTAGAGGTAAGCTGAGCTGACACGCTGACCGCTCTGGCCGTATTCGTCCAGCCAGATGCCCTCGTTATCAAATTCCGCGGTGATCCGGCCCTGCTTGTTGAGCAGCTCCAGAGACCCGTAGGCGTTATTGACGCCGCCAAGACTTAGCGTGCCGTCTAACGTCCATGCTTGCGCGTACGACCCGTTGTAACCAGTCGAACTAAACCCTATGCCATTCTCGTTGATTCTTAGCACTTTCCGCGCCGTCTGGATGCTCGGAGTATCGAGGAAAAGCAACTCTTTCCAGCTTCCGTCCGTGTTCTTGACCGCAACAACGAAGCCGTTTCCTCTGGTTAGCCAGCTGGTGCTTTTAGTGATGTCGGATTTCAGTTCGTCAGCCGTGGCCTCGATGGCTGCACCCTGTTTCACGAACGTCTTGGCAAGGCTGCTCTTGAGGTCGCCGATGGTGATGGAATTATACCGCTCCCTGATCACATCAAATTCATAGGAAACCACTCTGGCCTGTTCGTCCAAATCGAATTTATCAAAATGGACGGTCACAGTATCCCCAAGCTGGACCCGCTCCAATGGAGCCACATTCTTGAATTCTTCGGTTTGCCACAATGCGATGAAATTCACATCCACGCTGACATGAGGATGACCGATGTTGTTTTCTGTGACATACCTCTGCGCCCTTGCCCGAAGCTGGGCAATGGTCGGCTGTTCTTCCCATTCGCTCGACAGGTCAACAGGCTGAATCCTCAGGAATGGAAAGTTTTCTGCCGTGCTTGCCAGAATGTACTTCTCCGGCAGAGTTATGACTTCGTCCGTGTCGCCGTTGATGTAATACGGGCAGATGCCGGTGTAGGTATTCTCAATGTTGGTCTCCTGGTTCGCATCAACCAGATTTTTTCCGTAGGAAATGCGGACTCCCTTATCGGATCCTCTTCGTTTCCACAGGTTGACCGTCCATTTATCCCATTCGTAATCGCCGCCGTACCTTTGCAGGACAGACCCCTGTACACCGCCGAGCATAGACCGACAGGGAAGCGGTTCGGTAAAGGCCCCGCCCGTGGTCACCGTCTTATCCGTCACAAAAGTAAACGGATTCGTGTAGACGCTCTGACTTTTCAGCTTGGTCAGGCAATCCGACAAGGACGAATAATTGAACGGCATCACCGGGATCCAGTTCAACTGGTAGCTGATATGTCTCGCGGAGGCGGTCACCCTGCCGCCCATGGCCTTGCTCACCCTATAGATCCTGAACGGCTGAGGCTCCGCGCCGTCATACGGCAGGGCAAGGATGATGTTTGAAACCACCAGGTCCTTGAACCTCGGGCCGCTGATGGGATACTCCAGCTCCAACTCGTACAGGCCGTTCAGTTCCTCTGTCACGGAGCAGCTGATGGCATCCAATCTGCCGAGGCCGTTACTGGTGAAGGCGGTCTCGTTTGAATCAAATAAAACAGGAATCATATCGTCCACCACCTCGGCATGATCTCAACATCCGCCAGCCCGGAGATTGTCACCGGATTATCGCCCGGATCCAGCTGCGGAAAGTCGGGAGTTACGAATCGGTTCTTGTTTGTGCTGCCGTTATAGGCATCTTGAAGGTCACAATCCAGATAAATGACCCCGGAGTTGCCGCTGATCGTGATGGTTTTGTCTCCAATGGTCAGACTTCCGTTGCCATTGGCCCGGATCAGAGGCAGAGCCGTGAACCTTGTCGGATTGTACAGGGTCCCGCCGGATGATACCGAAATGAATGATTCGCCGGACTTGAGGAAACGCTGGGGCTTGCAATCAAAGCCAAGCGTGACCGCCGCTCCCACCCGATCGGACTCTCCAAGCGCAAAAGCGCCAGTGTACCGCACAAGGCGGTATTCGTCTGGATGAATGCTGTCCTCATACCTCTGGTAGCCTCTGGCACTCATGAGCCAGTTGCGAAGCGCTCCGACATATGTCCGCATGTTAGAAGGCACGAAGCAATAAACCGAAGCCCCGAAGTTTCTGAAGCGACCGTTGTCATACAGGAGGTCTCCGTTTCTTCCGGGGATCTCGATTGATTCGACATCTCGCTCCGGCGCATCAAACATTGTCGATGATGCCAGATATGTGTTGAAGTTTGTAGACGGCACTCCATCTAATGTGAAAAAGTTTCTCATGCAAACACCGCCTGTCTTGTTCTGATGCTGTCATTGATCCGATCGGAAATGATATCAGCCAGCTCGTTGATGTCCTGCCCGGGTGCGCCGTATACGTTGATGGTAAAACCGCCGTAGCTGACGCCGGAAGCAGAGCCGCCGCCGGCTGTGTATCCAAGGTTGGCATTGATGGATCCTGTCAGATCTGTTGCGTCATCCATTGCCGCCGTGATCAAACCCTCGTTGTCCGTGATACCTTCTGCGATACCTGCGGAGATGAATTTACCTACCTGATCGCGCATGACCTTTGACGGAGATGCGATCCCGAGGAATTCCTTCGCCGCATGGAGCGCTTTGCTTGCTGCTTCCTTCGCCGCATCGACAATCTTACCTGCGGCGGTGCTGATGCCGTCAGCGATGCCCTTTATGATGTCACTGCCGATCTTGCCCCAATCCGTTTCGGAAAACTTGTCTTTGATGTTGTCGATGATCTCGGGGATTTTGCCGACGATGTCCGGGATAGCCTGGATAAGACCTGCTGCCATCTGACCTATAAGCTCGATACCTTTTTGCAACAGCTCCGGCAAGTGTGTGCCGATCTCGGTGAGCATGTCTGCGATAACGCCGGCGATCGATGTGATCACCTCCGGGCCGTTATTCAGAAGGCCCTGCGCCAGCTGTCCAAGCAACTGGACGCCGCTGTCGAGCATCTGGGGCAGGTTGTCCAAGATGTTGCTCAACACATCCTGCATGACGGAACCCATGTTTGTGATGGCCTCCGGCGCGTTTTCGAGGATGCCGGTAGCCAGGTTTGTTATCAGCTCCCAGCCTGTGGTGAGCAGGTCAGGCAAATGCCCGGAAATCTCGGTCAACATGTCCGTCATCATGGTGGACGCATTGGTGAGTAGCTCCGGGGCGTTATCTATGACGGCTTGTGCAAGGGACAGGATTAACTCGCCGCCCACCTCCAAGATGGTGGGTATCGCCTCTGAGATGGTGCCAGCCATGTCCTGAATGCCTTGGCTGAGTGCCTCTACTCCTGCTTCCGTGTTGCCAGAGAAAACTAAGCCTAAGCCGTCTGTTATCTCAGTGAGTGACGGCAGCAGTTCGCCGAGCAAAGTATTGCCCAGACCGCTGGCGGTCCGGCTGAGGGTCTCCATGGAATCCTGAAAAGCGGCGGATGCCGCGACCATATCGTCCGACATAATCATGCCGTAGTCTTCAGCCATCTGCATCTGCTCGGAAATGGCTTCCGTGCCTTCGTTGAACAGCGGACCCATTTCAAGCCCGGCTTTTCCTAAAAGCTGTGTGGCAAGCGTGGTCCTTTCCGCACCCTCTTCCATGCCGGAAAGTTTTTCAACCGCCGCCTGGAACAGCTCGCCGTTGGACATGTTCGCCGCGTCTTCCGCACTGATTCCAAGCTTTTGGAAAGCCTCGGAGTTGCTCGTTGCCTGTGCAGAAAGCGTCTTCATGCCGGACTTCATGACATCAACAGAAGTGCCGGCCCTTGCCATGACATAATCCCATTTCTGGTATTCCTCGGCGGAAATACCGATTTTCTGAGACATCTTGTCAATGTTATCGCCGTATTCAGCAACGCCCTTTGCTCCGGCAACCATTGCGCCGGTCATGGCGGTCGCGGCTCCCGCAACAACAGCAGCGCCGCCGCCCACGACCTTGGCTATGCTTCCGAGCATTCCGCCGCCGGCTTTGCTGCCGGCCTGCTTGCCTGCCTGTTCAGCAGGTGCGCCCAGCGCGTCCGAAAGCTTGCCGCTTATGCCGTCTGTGGTTGGTATGATGTTTATATAAGCATCGCCTAATGTAGCCATGTTATTCCTTCCACCTGCGCAGGAAGTCATCACCGGAGTCAAATCCGGCAACTTCACTGCTCTTTTTGTACCCTGTCAACGCCTCATAGATCGAAGCCGGCTTCTGTATGCTGTCGCTGTTCGATGCAAGCATCCAAATGAGATGATGTACGCCATCGGCTAAGATGGCCAGAAGCGCCGTGTTGACAGGTATCTTACTTCCCGATATCTTCCGCTTAATGCGGCTGTCAGAACCCAGCCCGGAAGCCAGAGCAGCGGCGGTCTTTAACGGCAATGACTTGTAATCGTATATATGATACGTTTCCGCAAAGTCACATATTAGTGCCGCCTCGTCCGCCGCCAGCATCCCGGCCAGGGTGATTAGTTTTTTTCGGAATCTCCGAGTCTTGTCAGGATCTCTGTAAACTCGTTTCTCATGCGCACAGCGCTGACCTTACCATCCTGCCTCAGATGTTCCTTAAGGTTTTTGTATCCGTCTTTGCCAAGAATCGCTTCCATCGCCTTGATGGTCGCCGCCTGGTTGTTGGAGTCTGCCTGAACCAACAGCTCGAGCAGCTCCCAATCATCGGCGAAGCTTTCCTTTTCGATGTCAATCTCAAACCCAGACTCGGTTTTTACCAACATGATTTATCCTCCTGTTATGACGCCTTGATGTACTCATAATGAGTGTTGCCAGCCGTGTCAGGATGGCAGGAAACAGTGGTGTCATATCCGACCGCAGCAGAGTCGGAATAAGTGATGTTGCCGACAGCGGTAACCTTGCCGGCTGGAATCACGATTCTCTTCTTGGCATCGTTTCTCATGATCATATCCACGACCCAGCAGCAATCCGTCTGCTCGGTGCTGTTGGCGTTAACGGTGATGCCGGTCTCCAGAGTGCCGGAAACATTGCTATCGCCGTAAACAGCCTTGAGGACATTCGGATCCAGAACCTCAAGCAGGGTGAACTGGTAGGTGTCAGGCTTGTCGGTCTGAACATCGAGGACGGTGTCACCACCCCAAGCCTTGATAGCCGTGCTGGTTGCCGTGTTGGCGTTTACAAGACCTGCATCGCTGACATATCCAAGGCAAACAAAAGCCTCATTGAGAACTGCCTCGACAGAAGTCGGCAGCGTGGTGCCAAGCGGTGCTCTGTAAATAGCGCCGCCGATCTTCGGCTTACCTGCGCTTACATTTGCTGTATTGCTCATTTTTTTCCTCCTCAGTAATGAGTTACCTCATAAACTGCTTTGTATCTGTACGATTTAGATGCGGTAAACGTGGCGTTGTAATCTCCTGCGAATCTGGCTCTTGAAACCTCTGAGAGGATTGCCGCGCCGTCCATCACCGCCTTGAGTTCATCACAGAGCGTTGCCGCGTTGAGCAACGATGTCGAGACGCATTGAAACTCAAGCGTTGCGCTGTTGATAAGGTTCGTCCGGCTGCTTCCGACCTTTGTCATCACAACATATGACTCCGGCGGGATTTCTGGAAACTCCATGTAAACAGGCACGGACATTTCTGCTGTCAAATAATCAAGTATTGTTTTTTCAATCATGACTTAACTCCTGTGACAATGCCGTGCATCCGGTCAAAACCAAGGAACACATGGGCTTCGCCGCCTTCCTCAGCCGCGACCTGTTCGGTGAACTCCCCAACCACCGCCGCCATTTCTGCGGACTTGAGCAGTTCGCCAACGCCTGCCCTGTTCAATACGATTTTTACTTCATCACTCATAACGCTCTACCGCTATGTTCTTTCCCCAGCCGAGCGGAATCAGGTCCTGAATCCCGGTCCTCGTGAAGGAGACCGTCCTATAGGTGCCGGCAAAGGGAGCAGGAAGGACTACCTTCGCATTCTCCCAAGTGTTGGTATCGCCTTTGGGGATTCCGAGCCAGTACGCTATCTTCTTCCCGGTCAGGTTCTGGATTTCAAGGACCTCCGTGGCAGCAGGCTGACCGACAAGCACGTTTTCGACATCAACAGCCGTCTCCGTGTAGATCGGTCTGTTGAACGCGTCAATGCCGCTCTGGGTCTTAGCCAGCAGCTGAATTGTTATTCCGTGAAGTTTCATAGAAAGCCTCCAATCCATACCGCTGCCGTCTCAGCCCGAGCCGCTTCAGGTCGTTCCGCATGATTGCCGCCGCAATGCCTCCGCCAGGGATGGCATAGGTGCCGCTCCACGAATAACCAAGGCCGCTCTGCGATTCCTGTGACATCGGATCGCCGTTATAAGATTGCCTCATGACTCTGATCACGATGTCCACGGTTACGAGTTTCGCAACATTTGCATAAACCGCGCTCTCCGTGATCATGGCATCGAGATCCCTGTTGACCTTCTGCGCCTCATAACGCAAGGCGTCCGACACCATTGGGAGCAGCGCGTCAATGCGTTCCTGTTCCGTTGCTGTGTAAGCCATGCCCGACAGCTGCATCACATCATTCACGGTTGCAAAAGCACTCATTTTTTCTTACCTCTCGGTTTCTTTGGTCCCTCGCCTTCTTCGGCAGGCTTCTCTGAAGAGACAGCGGCCAGCTTAAAGCCAGCCGCTTTGTACTCTTCAACTCGGGATTCATCGACCATCATCACCGTGCCGGTAATGTTATTGATAAATCCAACCTTCATGATTAGGCAGTAGCACCGGTCAGCAGGTTGAACGCGGAAGTGTCAGCACGGAAACCGATCTCGATCTCAGCGCGGACAGCAACCATATTCTGCTGCCACAGGTTGATAGTGGTCCCGCCGCTTACCAGAGTTGCGGTGTCGGAGAAGGAAACCTCAACACCTGCGACAGTGCCATAGATCGCCTTGGTCCAATCGCCGGCAACGCCAACGATAGCCGGGTTGGAGGAAGCAGCAGCCTTGTAGATTGCCTTGTTGAAATAGGTCGGAACGCCAAGGACGCGATCAACAACGCCCTCGTTAGCGGATGCCATGAACAGCGGGCGGTTCTGGCCGTCAACAGCGGAAAGCAGCAGGCCGCGAGCCTGTGCGCCAAGCGCAAGGCCGTTCATCACACCACCATGAAGTGCGATGTCGGTGTCAGCCGCAACAAGGCCGAGATAGGTGCCGTTGTTGGCATTCAGGATGCTCTGAGCGGTGCAGCTCGCAAAGGTGTCGAAGTTGCTGCCAGGAGCATTGATTGCGCCGACAACAGTGCCGTCAAATACCGCTGCCAGAGCGCCGGGAAGGCGTCTTACAAGCTCATCATACATTGCGGGAACATCACGGACGAACTCCTTGGAGAAGGTCTCGATGACCGCGATCTTGTAAGCGCTCATCAGCTTGGTAGCCGGAGTAGCATTGGAAACCGGCTTTGCAGCGGCCTCTGCAACCCATGCTGCTGTCGGATCTGCGGTGATCACCGGGATGGTAAGGCCACGGCCGGGGATGGTAACAGGTCTTGCAAGGCGCATGATTGCAGATTCCTGCTGAGTTTTGGAAATAATTTCGTTGCTAAGGTCGCTCGGAAGCGCCATAGAGTTGGTTGTTCTGTTAATGTCAGCCATTTTTTACTCTCCTTTAACTGAAGTTTTCTTTAAACCATGTCTCAAACTGGACATTTTTTGCCGTTTCTCCGGGCGGTGTCTCGCTCGTCCCGATTGGTACATACTTTTTAGCCGCCGCGAAGTCTCTTGCTAATTCCTCGGCATCCTTCTTCCAGGCTTCGGCATCATCGCCCTGGAGGCGCGATGCGTATTTGGCATCCAAACCAGCGGCGATGGCGATTCTCGTTTTGTCCAAGTCGGTCTTGTATCTCGCTGCTTCCGCGATCGATGCGTCACGTTCCTTGATGGTCGTCTCGGCTTCGGCAACAGCCTTCTGCAATGCTTCAATCTGCCTCTGAAGCTCAGCCGTTGTTTTCTCGGAGTCTTCCGGGGAAATCCAGCCTTCAAACTTCTTTGCGGCTGATTCTTTCGCCCTTGCGACTCTGTCCTTGATGATTTCATCAAGTTCTTCCTGCGTGGTGATTGCCTTTTCTAATTCTGCCATTTTATACTCCTTCCCATTTAACCGGTTGGTATCCGTCATTTTTTTGAGTATTAAAAAAGCACAGCCGAAGCCATGCTTTAAAAGCTAATTCTTTGAATTTTTTTTGCCTTACTTTCGGAGCAAACCCAGTAAGCAAGCGCTGTCGCCTCGATTAGCGCTACTTCGTACTTTTCATCAAGCGTTCGATAACCGAAGCCGCCCTTGCTTCCGATATTTCGGTGCTCGCAGTTGCTGATTGCGTTCCGCAGGGCTTCCTGATCGATGTGGCGGATTCCGTCATTGAAGACCGCGTTTTCAAACTTGGCATTTGCCGTGATGATTTCAGCCACAGCCGGTGTTGCCGGCAGCTTCAGCTTTGCCGCCTTCATGGCATCCAAAAGCATCTGTTGCCCGGCCTGTCCATCAATGATCACGCCGCCGCACTTCGGGTTTTGCAGAAATGGGATAATCCACTCTATGCCGCTGCGGACAGGCCTGCAATCGACAGCCTCAACAAAGACCCTGCCGTCCGTGGTTTTCGCCGCAACAGACAGGCAGGCATTGAGGCCATCGTTGCCAAACTTGACGCCGAAAAACCTCTTGTCTTCCAGCTCCGGGGCTTTTTCTACTTCCGTGGCTCTCCATTCATCCTCCGTGATGGCGGACTTCAGCGAGTACTGGAACCAGAACCCAAGGCGCTGGATCAAAAAGTCGAGTTCGTCAGCCGGCCTGTATTCTGCTCTGATCTTGCGCTCATCCAGGTGGAAACCCATGGACGGATTGGTCATATACCACAAGTCCGTCTCCATGAGGTTCTTGGGCCTTGTGTCGACAGACCACTCCGCCCAGCCGGTATCATAGCTCCTTCCGGCAAGCGTGTCCTCGCGCATCTTCGGGAAGACCGTGCCAACGCTGTTTACTGTCGGCGGTGTCCCGCAGAATATGGTCTGCGGGTTTTTTGAGTCCGAAACCGTATAGACAAGCGCGGATTCGTGCGCCGTGGTATACTCTTGCGCCTCATCGATGACCAGCAGGTCGAAACCTTCGCCAAGCCCTCCGTTTGCTGTTCTGGTTCGGAAGACCGCTTCGCCGCCGTTCGTCAGCTTGATGGACTCAAGCCCATACTGCTTTGTGAGGCGGTAGCTTTTTGCCGGCGGAGTTTCACCCTTTTTGGCTCTGCCTAATTCAACATAGCCAGAGTCGGCCAGCATTTTCACCAGCCTGTCCCAAGCTTGGTGTGAGGTGGTGGTTCGGTGCGCCGTGTGGCACATCTTTTCACCGTTCACAAGCCCCCAAAGCTCACGGATTGCGACCACTTCGTTCTTGCCGTTTCGGCGCGGAACCGAATAACCAAACTTCTGATGTACCCAAAGCCCGGCCTTATCCTGACCCATGATGTCCTTGACAAGGTCAACCTGCCATTTGATGGCTTTGCGCCCGCTCTGAGCGTACAGTTTAACAGCTTCTTGCCCGGCGCTCTTTTTGTAAGGCAATATGACGGATTGAGTCGGAGTCTGGATTCCTTTTTTCCCAGACATTGCGCCTCCTCCGTGTTTGTGATCATTTACTGTTCCTGTTTAATCAGGGCCGTCTCTGATCATCTCAACCACCTCTTACGATGTGCCGTACCTTTGTTTTCTGTTCTGTTTTCTCACTTCCGCGTCCTCAGCATAGCGGGCCTGGTCTGCCTTGCGTCTCTCGATCGTGGAGCGGTCAACCATCCGCTTGCTGTGTGCGTTCTGCATACTGGACCCGCTGCCAGGATCAAACTCGACTATGCAGCGGCAGTTTTCATGCCGCCGGTAGACATCGTTGCCGGTCTGCTTAACCTGGGCATAGTCATATTCGCCTGCGAGATCTTCGCACCACTGACAGCACTTTGGTTCGGCAATGCGAATAATCTTCGGATGTCTTCCAACTCCGTGCTGGAACTCCATGTTTTCAGCCGCGCAATCATCAACTATCGACATTGAAGCGTTCTCGATCTGTGAGACAAGCACCTGCGAAAGGTCAAGCACATCAACCGCGTTGGCTATCTCATCCGCGAGTCCGTCAATGCGATCCTGATTGAGTCCCGGGATCAGCGGAGCAAGGCCAAGCCCGGCCTTTTTGTTGATGGTCTTCTGCACTGCTCCGACCATCGCCGAAACTGCCCGGTGGTTTTCCACCATCGTGGGCTGGAGGATTGCCGCCGCCGCAGCCTTTTCAAGGTGTCCGTCAACAGCGGCTGTCTTTATCTGGTTTGTGATTGCTTTTCCTGCAACGCGCCCGGTCCGTGACGCAAGCGCGCCGGCCATGGCATATGTCCCGCGCCCGCCATCGATCGCCGTCTGAAGCGCCTGGATCCGTTTGTCTGATTTGACAGCTGCTCTGTATGCGTCAAGCGCCGCTTTTCCTGCATCCATCGCTTAAATCCCTGTAAGTTCTCTTAACTTGCGTTCGTCAAAGTAGTCCGGGAACGCCTGCTGGATCTTGACAACAGCATCGCCAAGCCCGGAAAGCTGAGAAGCATCCGGCTCGAATATCGGCTCCCAGAGCGCTCTTGTGTTATAGACCTCGCGCCGCAGGTACCGCTCGTTATCTCTCAGACATGCTGCAACAAATCCAGCATTGATCAAGCCGGTGCCGAAGGTTCTTTGTGCCTTCCGCGCCGTGAGCCGTAGGGTCTCATGAGATGCCTTGATGGCATCGGCGCTTGATGGGTTCTGGGACGGAAGCCCAAGGTCATCGAGCGTCAGCCCGGTCTCTCCGGCAAACAGCCCGGCTATCATTCGGATCTGGTCCGTGTACGGTGTCATGGATTGCTGTGCAAACTGTCCGACCTGCGGAAGGTTGCCGTCCTCATCCCTGTCGATTCTCAGGAAGGCGCTCATTGCCGCTCTCCATGTGTTGAACTGCTCGGCATCCTGACTCAGACCGAGAACGTACCTCTGCGGATACGAATAAAACTCCGCCGCAATGTTCGACCGCCTGAGCGTCCGCATTGCCTCGTGGGTCAGGTCCATGCAAGCGCGGCTTACGCGGCTGTGTCCGAAGGCGCGTGTCGCATCTGGCCGGTAAATCATCGGGACCAGCAACGAGAACGGAGCCACATTCACCACGGACCGCTCCAGCTGTCCGTTGAGGTAATAGTCTGTCCTGCCCGGAACGAAATAAGCCTCCCAGACCGGGCGGCCCTTGATATCACGCTCAAGGATTGCATAGCCTTCCGTCAGCGTATAAGTCACCGGGTCGATGACACCGGTCGCGCTCATGCCGTCAATGACTCGCATTTTTGGAAAATCATCTTCCTGATCCGGGTCGAAGGCGATATAAATGAACGAACAGCTGCCGATCAGCGCCGCAAGGATCGCCGAATCCGTCAGGATATCCGGGTTATTCAGCCGATAGATCTCCATCATGTCGAAGTTATCGTTTTCAAACTCGCGGAACACCAGCCGGTCAGCCAGCGTGTCAACAGCCTTGGCGCACCAGCCGAGGACGGACCGCATCCATGTAAACTCCGGCGGGAGATCCCGATTGAAGTCCTTTGCAGCAATGTGCATGTCGTAATAATTGTATCTCAGCCGGACTCCGACCGACTTCGCGGCCAGTTTGTCCCTGAGCCGCTCAATACCTAAAAGCTCTGCCATTTGGATTAAATCCTTTCACTTCTCTGCGAAAAATATTCCCA